CGACCTGGCCGTTTTCCCTGACCTCGCGGACCTGGCCGTTTTCCCTGACCAAGCGGACCTGGCCGTTTCCCCTGACCACGCCGACCTGGCCGTTTCCCCAGACCTCGCCGACCTGGCCGTTTCCCCTGACCTCGCGGACCTGGCCGTTTTCCCTGACCAAGCGGACCTGGCCGCCCATGAGAATTCTTATTTCGGCCGTTTTTTCGACCCTATCAATGACAGAATTTTTTACGAAAACAACCTCGTCTGCGTCAAACACTTTTCCATTGACCCCAATAAACACCCTGGCCGCAACCCATTCTTTGAGTGCAATCCGAGCCCGCTTCTCGTCCTCGGCCGGATCGTGCCAGTGGGGCAAAATATCCTGGTCTTTTTTGTAGACCCACCCCGCCGGATCGCTGAAAATATCGCCATCATCCGGGGCAATTTCCACCCGAAGGATGTTCGGCTCTGGGTTCATGCCGCCGTCGTGCAACGCGTGTTCTTTGATAATGTCCTCGTGCGAGTCGCTTTTACGGCTCCAAAATACGGATTCCTTGGTCAATACAAACGATGCTGGGTTACACATGATTTTTTCCTTTCGAGTTTTTCATTTTACCATTCCCCCTTCCAAAATCGGCCGGCGTCGCCACACCCGGCAGCCAGGCGTGAGTGAGGTTGGGAACCAGTCATGCGATCACCATCCTTTCCGGCGGTTTCTCGTCGCGAATCATGGCGACAATCCAGAGCAGACAATCGACGGTTAGGATGAACCCGCGCCGCACTCCCAGGCGAATGCCGCCTTTTCGAGACACCGTGACGGTGATCGGCCCGAGAGGGGAATCAAGAAGCCCGGAGACACTCTCAATTCCGTGATTGCGAGGGTCGATGACGTTGAACTCGGTGTAGTTTTCGATCTTGCCGGCCAGTCTCGCCAGCCTGACATCGTTGGTTTTGGGGTTGGTCAGGGCGATGTTTTTCACCTGGGCAAGGCGGTCCTGAATTTGCCCGAGCTGGTGGAACTCGAACTCAATCGGGGAAACAGCGTATCCGGAGTGCCCGGACAGCGCCAGCTCCATGACTTTTTGGGGAGCGGTCTTGCCGGTAACGAACAGCATTTCCGGGGTGGCGAAGAATTCGCAACTCTCGATCGTCTTGAAAAGCGACTTGGTAATGAGGCCTTCGACCAAGTGCTCAACCTCAAACGGGACCACCATCGAGTAATGGCCGCGAATCATTTTGTCGTTCCGATCGCAATCGTGGAAACCTGGGTTTTCTGGTTCAACACTGAACTGTTCCGCCTCAGAATTGAGCTTTACGAAAAGCTCGTGAATGCTGCTCAACCGAAATGTCAAACAGCGCAAAGAAATAGATGTTCCCGCTACTTCGATTTCATTCACTGCATTGAATTGATTCATATTTTCCTTCTTTCTCCGCGTGTTCGCCATGCGCGGCCCGGCCCAGGGTCAGATTAAAATGGAATCTCGCCGTTGTCGTCAAGCGCCGGTTGCTGATCTTGGCTTTCCTGCGCCGGGGCCTGATCTTGCCGGTCCCGACCGCCCAAAAGGGTGATCTGGTTAACGCGCACGTCAAACGACTTCCCCTTGCCCCGGTCGGTGGAATACTCGCGGATCGACGGTTCCCCGACGACCTGAACCGCTTTCCCCTTTTCGAGGAATTGCACCATGGTTTCGGCCTGCTTGCCCCAAAGGGTGCAGGAATACCAGGAACAGGTGCGTTTGTCGCCGTAGCCGGTGTTTACGGCCAGCGAGAAGCGCAAGAGCGCGGTCCCGTTGGGGATGAATTTCAACTCTTCCGGTTGGGCAATATGCCCGATGAGCACGATGGTTGCTGAATTTGGCATTGTTTTTCCTTTCGTTATCTGATGGTAACGTAGCTTTCGCCACGTTCGACGGTCGCGCCGGGAACATCTTCCCCGGACTCAATGCGGGCCTTGATTTCGGCTGTCTTGGGCCGGGTGACTTCGACGATTTCGACCAGATCGACCGGCAGAATATTCTCGTTTTCGATCCTGACCGCCGTTTTCCCTTCGCACAGGGACACCGAAAAAAGCCCATCATTCTTTTTGATCGACTTCACGCCCGCCTGCCCCATGACGATCGCAAGATATTTTCTTAGCCGGCAGATGGCCCCCTCGCGGGCTTTTCTTCTGGCGCTCGCGGCATCTTCGACGGCTTTGAAATACGCGGCTTCGCTCTCAAGCCGCTGTTTGACGTGGCCAATGTTTTCGGCCTTGTCCTCAAGAGCCGCCTGCCATGACTGCAAGGCTTCCATGTCGCCTTCGACAAGTTCGCCCTCTTGGTCGATGATCTTTTGCGTAATGGTCTGAAGCTCTGCGGCGATATCAAACGCCGTGAGGGCCTTTTCGGTGTTGTCGATGGGTTTTTTTTTCTTAGCCATTTGCGGCTCCTTCCTGCGCGAAGACCCCAAGAACGTCTTCCCGTTCCTGTGCGGTCAGCTCAGTGGCGCTCTTGATCTCGCGCCCAACCAGGTTCCCGACCAACAGTCTGATTTCGTCCTGCGACTTCGCCCCGGCTTTGATCGCTCCTTCCCGGATCAGTTTGAGCTGATCGGCCATTTTTTTTGCGGTGGTCGCGGGGGGATTCTCCGGGGGGGTATCCGGGGCGGGCGGTTGCGCCTCCGGGGTGGTGGCCGGGGTATTTGCCGGGGCCTTGGTGTTAAAATCAACCAGGGGCTTGTTGGGAGGCAATGCTGGCGGTGTTTGCGGCTCCTGTTTGGGCGTGGTCAGGGGCTTGTTCCCAAGCCACGTTTTTACTGTTTCGGCAAGCGCTTTTCCGGGCCGGTTGATTACCTTGTTGTTGAGTTCCGGGCAACGGGTCTTGGTGATCGTGAGGTTGTTTTCCTGGTCCATGTCGCCAACAACGTCAAACTCATATTCGAGGCCGTCACGCATGACCGGGGCAAGCCCGACCTTCCGAGGCTGGGAAAAAGTCTTGCCGTTACGCTCTACCTGCTCGATGACCCACTCGGTTTTGCTTCGCAGGGTGCAGATGACATGCAGCTTGCAGGACAATAATTTTTCGACAAGCTGATTGTGGATCGGGGTAACGGTCTTCCATGCCGCAAATGAATTTCCTTTGATCCTGGATGCCGCCTGATCGACCATATCAAGCTCCCCGCCTGTGCCCATCCAGTAGTGAGAAAGAGAGTCAATGATGAGCGCTCCATAAGCGGCTGACTCTGCGGCTTCAATCGCTTTGATAAGCCCGCGTGGATCATATTCAGTGGGTTCGGTGGAATCGAAAGAAAAGATGTCGGCATACTTCGAGGCCGACTTACGCTCAGTATCAACGACGGCAACCTTGCCTCCTGGCCCGACAAGCGCCGATGCAATTTCCAGGGCGGAATAGGTTTTGCCGCTTCCCGACGGCCCAACAAGACCAAGCCGAAGGTGTAAGCCTTCCTTGACTGCTTTCTTAAACATATGGTAGACTCCTTTGAACGTGATTTTTCCTTCTGTCCCGGCTGCAACGCCGGGCCTTTTTTTATGCCCGAAGGCGGTGGACGCAGACCTTAACGCCTTCCCGCTCCTCCATGCGGGTTTCGATCTGGCGCAGTCGGGCGGCCTCTTGAAGGGCGTCAAGCAGGGCTTCATCGGTCGCGCCGTTCCGGTCGCGGATTTCCTGAAGGGTTTCCCACTGATTCGAGAGCATCACTTGCCCCCCTTCTCGACGTGATTTTTCAGGACCGTCTCAATATAGTTTGAGACAGCCCGGTTTTCACGGGCAGCCATGGCCCGGACAGCCTCATGCAACGATGCTTCGAGGTAAACGCTGATGATGATTTTTTTCGGTTCGTCCATATTTCCTCCTTTTGAAAATCATACCACGCAAACAATTAAAAAGCAATAGGTTTTTTTTGCTTGACTTAAAATTTAATTGCTGGTAAAATAGGGTCATAGGAATTTTAAGGGGGAAAAATGAAGGAAAAAACACTCAAAAAATACGATGCCACAGCCCTGCCCGAGGGTGAGCCGATCGACTACGCCCTCGCATGGGGCGTATCCCTGAACCGGGCGCAAGTGGTCTTGCGTCGCCTCTGGCGGCTCAAGCTGATGACGCGGACGCGCAAGCATGGCAACGCGCCGCGCATTTACAGGAGGGCGGAAGCATGACCGACATGCACTCATCAATGTCAGAACAACTCTGCCGGAGGTGCGCCGACCTCGAAGATGCCGTTGCCAAGCTGCAATCCGACCTCGCCGACCTTCGTGAGCAGAACGCAAAGTTCAAGTCGGCGCTTGAACAACTGAAGCCGGGCAACCCGGAGAATGGAGAATTGCGATGAAAATTATCGAACGGTTAAAAAACAACACGTCGGCCTTCGGGCTGATGGACCCGGAACTGCGCCTGGTCGCGGAGAAGATTGGGCCTGAAAACTTTTTCGAGGGAACAGGCAGGAAGTCATTCGCTTGGGATAACTGTGAGCCAAAGGTGTTTGAGTGCCGCTTTACCTACCAGCTCCGGCCCTGCTATGTTTGCCAGCATCCGGAGAAACACAAACACGCAACCGATGGTTGTATCGTGTGTTCCTGGTGTGGTGCCGAGATTGCCCCGGAGAAGCCGAAAGCCGGGTGGCTGGAGTTTAAGGTGATCCCCCATGACACTAACTATATCATTGAAGGGCTGAAAGGCTCAGTCGGGACAAAGCGTTACCTCTGCGAAGCCCCCGGCATGGTCGGGTTCGGGGGGATCTATCAAGAATCCCCCTGTTCCTGCGATTGTGAAGCCGGGGGAGTTGGCGAGGGTTGGTATTGTGTGCCGATGGCTTGTGAGATTCACGGCCCATGGAAGCCAACCAAAGTCAGGTTCTGGGAGGTGGGGAAATGAAAATGTGCCCAATGTTGCTTCATAATCCAGGGCTGAAAGACATCGCAGATTCATGTGCGCACCGCGCCCGCGACCCGCGAGTGGAGCAGCTGGTGGAGGCCGCTAGGGTTTACCGCTATTCGCAAACGCTAAAAAGCGCGAGGGATCTCGATGCCGCGCTAGCCAAGTTCGAGAAAGGGGAGAAACCATGAAATGTGAAAGTTGCGGCGCAGAGTGGACTCACAAACATGACTCATGGCACCACCCGAAAAAGGGCACATGCCCCTTTGTGGGGATTCCCTTCGACGAGTGCTATCAGATCGAAGCCATCAACGCCGCGATCGTTCAGCCGCGGGAAGGTGACGGCAAGGCCATGGGCGCGGAGTCCATCCCGGCGTTGCTTTCGCGGGTGCGGGAGCTTGAGGCCACAATTGACGAGTTTATCACCGTTTGCGCCGGATTTCAGGATGAAGACGGGGCGCCTATGAGGCTTTTGGAGCGCGCAAAGAAAGTCCTGCGGGGAAAGGAGGGAAAAGAAGGATGATGCAGGTTACCCTAATAGGGGAAGGCGAGGGCTTCGAGGCCGCAAAAGCTCTCCTGGAGCACCACGGAATCATGGTTGTTTCCCATGAACAGGCCGCCAGAACCAAGGCCTTCGAAGAAGAAATGAGAGCCATTGCGGATGCTTTTTTTGCGACAAATGTTTTTGATCCACCAAGTGGCGAGGATTACCCGCTATTCCGCTTCCTGGCCGCTCGATATCCCTGCAGGTTTTTGTGGACGATCATGCCCAGAAAGCACGCACAGAGGTGGCGGCGCTGGCAAGGAGCAACGCCCCGCGAGAGTCGAAATAGATGGAAACAGGTGGAGCCATGACCCTAGAAGAAGCCTTCAGCGCACTATTTCACGCCGCGAAAGCGGTAACCGTGAGCAACTGCCCGCAGACGTGGGCCGCGTTGAAAGCGGTCGTGGAACAGATCGAAAAGGAGAGCGAAAAGAAATGAATCTCGGCGATAGGATGAAACAATACGAAAGAACATTTCAGGCGTCAGCGTTGAGGCGAACGCCGCTGGTTATCCGCGTTGACGGGCGGGCGTTTCACACGCTGACCAGGAAAATGCGGAAGCCGTTTGATGGAAATTTCATCACGGCAATGACTGTCTCGGCAAAATACGTTGCAGAGCAGATGCAAGGATTCAAGGCCGCGTATGTCCAGAGCGATGAAGCGACGTTTCTACTCACCGACTACGACGCGTTCGAGACGGATGGATGGTTTAATTATGAGATCCCAAAGGTAATTTCTATTTCTGCCGCGCTGATGAGCGTTATGTTCAACACCTATACGCGAGGAATGCCGCTGTCCGTCTTCGATTCCAGAGCGTTCTCTGTGCCGCTCCATGATGCCGTTAATTGCTTCCTGTGGCGGGCGAAGGATTGGGAGCGGAACAGTCTGCAAATGTATGCCCGGTCCAAGTTCAGCCACAATCAACTGAAATTCAAGAACCACGCGCAGATTCATGAAATGCTTTTCTCTATTGGCGCAAATTGGGCAACAGACCTGACCGACCAGGAGAAAAATGGGACATTCCTCCTCAAAACCCCTAAAGGAATTTGCATGGATTGCACCATCAAGCCGACGTTTGAGAGCGTTAATGCTGCAATCTGGCCACTGATAAATATCGGAACCGCGAAGATCGAAAAGGAGAGCGAAGGGAAATGAAAAACCCGCTGAAAGGATGCACTTGTCGAACCATTAGGATCATCGACCGAACCGATACCCTTACGACCGAAACCGAGGTCATATCCCTGTGTCCAACGTGCGAATTGTGCCTCAGATATGGCCGGATCTACCATTTCAGATTCCTCGGGCTCGAACCGCTGAAGGAGCTGACCGAATTCTTGGAACAGGATCGGCCTGGAAAGGAGGCTGGGAAGCCATGAAAAACAGCATGACGGAGGTAGCCTTTAACGTGGTTATTTTGGTATTTGGTGTAGCCTTAGCGATACAAGCCAGCATTGAATGGAACCAGATGAGAGAGCCCCGCACGAACATAGCACCAAGAAGCGTTCGCGTCATCACGGGGCCAGCGTTCATATCTATCGAAGCCAGCGGGCCGATTACGCTGTATGAAATTGGCCAGGCGGTAATGGATGGGAGAGCAAAGATAATTTATGAAAAGGAATAGCACGAACGACAAGCCCCGGCGGACTGGAAATACGGCACCGGCACCGAGCCGGGGAAGGATAAAATATGATTAGGAAATTGACAAAAAAGGTCGAAATTCCCGCTGATCAGCTCAGAGGGGATAGGGGATTGTTGCCCGAGCTGACGGGCGAGATCCATCCCGAGCTGTGGGGCAATGTCTCCGGGCTATGGGGCGATGTCTCCGGTCTGCGCGGCAATGTCTCCGGTCTGCGCGGCGATGTCTCCGGGCTGCGCGGCGATGTGGATGAGTGTGATATTACGGATGCCGATAGGGACGCAGGGGTGGGTGTTTCGGACCTCGTGGTTGACACCGGCACCGAGCCGGGGAAGGAGAAATAAAATGGAATGGGATCACAGATTCAGACCGCTGAAATTTGGTGAAATTATCTTGGCGACAGACGAGCGTCTTGACAGCGACCACCCATGGCATGGTGGGAATGAACGGTGGGTGATGGCATCACCGGCAGAGATTGGGACGCCAGCACCAGACCCGCTATTCCCGGCACATAGGCAATTCCGTCGCCTAGTGAAGGAGGGCCGGGGTGATGGCTGAGAAATGGAATTGTCAACTTGCCGAAAACTGTCACACAGCGTATGACCTGCTCGAATCGTGGGAAAGGCTTTGCGAGCTTGGTTTGATCGACTACGCCCCCGAGTTTTCCAAGGGTTTGCTGATGGAAACTTGGGAGAAAACCAAGACTCTGCTTGATGCCACCCTCGGGCGCAAGAAGCGGAAGAAAGGACCGAAAAAGAAATGAACACAACTTGCATTGAATGCAACGCAGAATACCCGCCCGACGCTCACGGCATCATCGACCTCCCCGGCATTGCGTTCGGACTCTGCCCCACCTGCCGCCGTCTGATCGAGGTAGGCCGGGCGGTCGAGGCGATGAAGCCGGGTGAAGAACTGCACCGGTATGCCGCCAACGACGACGGTGAAAACTGGCGTTTTTACCCAATCGAAACCGGCATGTCTTTGCAGTTCAAGAGCCCGATTGAAGCTCTGCGGGGCAAGGAGGGAAAGTAGGATGAGAGTCAACGGAAAAGAATACCGATTGAAACTTAACGAGTGCTGTATCGACCACTGCCGCGATTGGGCAGAAACCCATGAGGGGAAATATCCCCCATCGGATCACTCGCCGGGATGCAAAAACTTTAAGCTCGAAAAATTTGCCAAAATCAAAGATCCTGAAGGAGGTATCATGCTGGCCCCGGAGGCTGAACAATCCGAAGCACTGGAAATGGTGAAAGAATGCTGGCCCGACAACCAGGATAAGGTAGTTATCGCTGGTTATGTGATGCTGACCGATGACCAAGTTGAACGGATGCGGGAATACGAACCATGACCCTCGAAGAAGCATTTCAAGCCCTATTTCACGCCGCGAAAGCGGTAACAGAGAGCAACTGCCCTCAGACGTGGGCCGCGCTCAAGTCCGTGGTGGAGCAGATCGAAAAGGAGAGCGAATGACAACGCGAATTTATTTACTAGGGAAAAACAAAATGTGTCTGGTTCCCGGGCTAGAATTAAGGCCAATCAAAAACGGAACACAGGGCAAGGCGTTTACCGATGATGACGGGGAAAATATGATCATCATTCCCGATGACAAGAAAATTCCGCCGATGTGGAATAAAGCCAGTAAAAGCGCTTATAGAGTGGACTCAAGAAGCGCATTTCGCGAACCTTTTTTGAAGCTGCTTTATGCTGCACGCTTGATTACGCAGACGCAATACCGCGAAATAAAGGCCGAGATTGAGCAGAGAAACGCCGACTACCAGGAAACTATGCGCGAAGGCCAGATCAGACAGGCCGTCAAAGACCTGGGAGCCGACGAGGTAATCCGGCTGGCGAAGAAGCTGAAAGCGAAAGGGAAGAGCGAATGAGCACGAGAACCATTATTGTGTTGTTGATGCTGGCCAGTGTTGCGGCCTTCGGGCAGGGAACCGTGATTGATGTCGAGATCCTGAACCCGCAAGGCGTCGAATCGACCATCAACGCATCCGGTGAGCTTTGCATCAGAGCCGCCACGCCAACGGCAAGGATCGTTTTTCCGGCCACGTTTACGGATGCGTCCCCGGCCAGGGAGGTCGATCTAACCGACGATCAGATACGCTTTGTCGCCGAGTCCGGCCAGGTCTGCCGCGTCATGGGGCACTGTTGGGCCAACGTCCTTCACGTCACCATGGAATATTGCGTTGACGGCAACTACCCGGCAACTACCAGGCGCCGCTGTGCTCTTTGCGGGAAGCAGGAATCACAAAAAATGGAGGATTGGAAATGACCACTAACGACAAGCCCCGGGCGGGTAACTGCTTGGTAATCGTCTGTCTTATTCTTTTCCTGGCACTATTGGCAACAATCCGCGTCAGAATCACCCTGGACCAACCCGACCAGAAAAGGCGGGTAGTTGCTGAGGCGGTAAATGTCCCCGTCAAAGCCGAGATGGCACCTGTTGCAGTTGTCGCCTCTGACGGCTGGCACTGGACCGCCGACCGCGTTTGGCAGTATCGCGCCGTCACCAACGGCAAGGAGTGGCGGGTCAAAGTAAAGTCGGGCAATTATGAAAATGTCGTCAACATATACCCATGCGCGACAAAGGAAGAAGCGGAAGACATTTGCAGACGGTTTGTATCGAGCAGGAACGAAGACGCAAGGAGGGCAACCGAAAAATGGGAATGAATGACGACAAGCCCCGGGCCGATTGGTGGGACAAGCTGCCGGATGGGCTGGTGAGGCTGCTGGTGTCAAAAGGGGGAAGGGTCCACGTCGAGAACGACCATATTCCCCTTGGAAATTGGTGTCGGTATGCGCCAGCCTGCACCCCCATAGGCTTCAGAGCGCCGGAGGGGTGGAAATACTAAGGCGACACTTCCACACCCCCGGAACGCAACCAACACGTCACCAAAAAACACAGCCCGTCGATTCTTTCGGCGGGCTGGTTATTGTTTAGCTGGTAATAGTCCTGCGGGGTTCCTGCGTCTTGGAGTCGGTCTAACATGGCGTGGACGGCATCATTGACCGCCGCCTGCGGGATCACTGAGAGCTACCTACCACCCTAATATTGTAGGTCGTCGAAGCCCCCGAGGAATTGGTGATTTTGAGCAAGTCCCCCGTCCCCGCAGTCACGGTAAAACCGGCATAAGGCGATTCCCATACCACGAACGCGCCGCGCTCAAGGGCATACGTTGCCGTTGCCGGCGAGAGGAACGATACCGGGGCGGTCGCGTTTCCGATGGTCAGGGATTCAGAAGTAGATAGGTTGCGGATGTGCAGCGATTTTACCCGGGCAAACGTAAGGGCGTTGCCAAACGGGTCAGACACCCCACCGGCAAGGTCGAAAATATCGGTAGCCCCGCTGCCCAATTCGCGCTGTGTGATCCATTCGATGTCCGCGACCGTGGTAGATGACCCGGTGCCGTTCGTGTATTCAACCTCTGCCCTGATTTGCGTGTTGTCGCGGGCCACGGAAAGCCCGTTGTCATTCTGGTAATCCTGATCGAGCCATACTTTTGTTTGAGCTGAAATAAGCTCAGAATCAGCCCACACGCACGCGCACGAAAAGACGACAAAAAGAAGAGCCGTCGTAAACCGCTTCGTCACGCTACCACCGCCTTTCATATTCGATCCGGGCCCACACGTCCCGGGTCCTCTGCGCCAGGTTCGACCCGCCCGCGCTCACTTTGAGGGAGCGGGTAGCGTAGGGTTTCCTGGCTTGTCCCCAGCAGCAATGGTGCCGACAATGGCCTTTGCCTTGGCAACGTCTTCGACCGACAACTTGACATTGTGCTTTTGAGCCTCTAGGAAAAGCTGGTCGAGGAAAGCTCCTAGCTTTGAGCTTTTCGTAATAACACCGACCTTTTCGAGTCCCTGAACATTTTGATACAGCGCGGGAATAGCCCACGAAAAGAAGGACTCAACCTTGTCCCCCGTGGAAACAACACCCCCCGGCAGATACGGCCGGGCTAGCTTCCAAACCTGAATCAGCAAAATCGAAAAAAGAACCAGGTGGTTTGGCTCCGAGAGCCACACCAAAACAGCTTTCAACGTGTCCATTACTTTCTCCTTATGATTGTTCTTGCCATTTCGGCGGAAATCCTGAGATAGCATACCACGCACACGGACCCATGCCAAACGTCTTTACCACACTCACACCTTTCGACCCGAGCCGGAGACATAGATTTTTGCGGGCTTGTCTCCAAGGATTTTCCGGAGTCTTTCAAAGGTCTGTTTGCTTTTGGCGACATCGGGCCTCCCGTCTTTGTCCAAGTCCACAAACGATTCCCCCGTCAGACCGCATCCCTCGGTGTCTTCGGGGAAATTGCCCCAATGCAACAGAATCAGCGATCGGTGGGGGACGCCGATCAATTCGTAGTGAGCCCCGTATTTCTCCGACCACCGGGCCATCAAGGAATACTCGCCGGCAGGAATACAGGAAACGCGGGGGAGGTTGTCTTTCCACGGCGGCTCAAGCGTTTTGCACTCGAAGACCTTCGAGAGACAGTCATAGACGCTCAATACCCCCAGCGTGCGTGTCCCGTCGTCGTAGAGGCTATTCAAAAATAATTTCATGCGCTCACATCCAACCCTGAGACTTTGCCCAAGCCGCCAGCAGAACGCCCGCAAGGCTTCCCATAGTCGAGAAGCAAACGCCAGCCAAACCGAATAGCGCCACCCATAAGCGCGGATCTCTTTGATTTGCCTGCACTTCTTTCATATCAGCCTCCAATACCGTAATCCTATTGGCATGGTTCTTACACTCGCCGGTAGGGCATTCGCCCATATTGTCACCCTCGGAATAGATTTTGAAACCACACGTAGAGCCGTTGGAAGATACTCAAGGCCCGCTTTTCTCCGTCCTCGTGTTGCTCGAATGGGGTCATAGTGCTACCCCCTTGTATTTATCTCACGATCATCTTCTCAACCTTAAAATACCCAATGGTGTAGCTGGTTCCATACTTGTTCCCAGTGGTTGAAGACGTGTATAGCTTTACAGATAAGATATCCCCGGCAGATAAATCCACCTCGATATTGCCACCCAATGCTGCTACTGTTGCATTCGCTACGGCTATTGTTCCGCTTTGGCCTATCTGCGCACCATTTTTCCACAACTCAGATGTTGCGTTTACGGCGGACCCGCTGCTTTGAGAATAAGCAACAACCCACTCAACGCGGTATCTGCCTGCGAGCGGGATTGTATATGATGCGAGGCCGTCGTAGGCGGAGTTGGTGTCAACGATAACGCTTGTATAGGTGGCCACACCATATGCAGCCATGGGTGTCGAGGATGATGCCACCGCATAAAATGAGACAGTCTTGATTCGGCCCAGGCCCTGGTCACGGACTTGGCAAAATCCAGGTGCTACCGACAAGATGAAGAATAGAATGATGAAAAATCGTTTCATTCCCCCGCCCCCATAATAACGTCAATAACGCTCTCGGTAACAAGTTCGTCTGGCTGGCCCAGGATGGCGGCGCTTTTTAGCTTCCGGAACTCAGGAATTCTCGAAGTGACCTCCGGGTCAATTAGTCGCTCAAAGACCATGCCTTTTTGGTGCAACAGATCGACCTTGCGGGCAATGTCGGCCTCTTCAGAAATGGCTTGGTTCATGGCCGAAAGACGCTGCCAAAATTCGATTTTGTTTTCCTCTGGCCGATAGGCTTTGCCCTCGCCGCCGAACGCGACCCCGCAAACAATGATTATCAGCAAGCCAACAAGGATGATACGCTCCATCATTTTGTCCCTCCGATATTTTCAATCGTTTCAGAATCGAGCCGGTCTTGCGCCTGCACAACCCCGAACAGCACCACGCACCAACCGGAAATAATGATGCCAAGCAACAGCGCGATTTCAGCAAGGCTTAATCTGGTCACGGCTCATCATCCAGTGACCAGGATTTCACGCGCACAGCTTTCCACAGGCTTCCCGCCGTCCCGCTGGCATAAAGCCCAACTTCTCCGCCGGCAATTCCGGCAACGATACCAAGCGCACCGGGATCTAGCGGCCAGGTATCCGTCACCTCCGACCCGGCGAGGTAGGCGATAGCCCCGGAAGCAATGGCCATTCCCTGCACTTTCCCACCCCATTTTGTGTCGGTGGCGCTGGCAACGGCGATAAAATCAATCTCAAAGCGCACAGCCGAACCGGAAGCAACGGCAATACCGAGATCGGTCCCGCTCAGGTAGATTGGCTCAGAAGCGGTATCAGCGGCAAGCCGATATTCGTTGCCGGAAACATCCCCTGACCCGGCAGAGGCAACCGCCGCGTCAACGTATGCCTCGGAAGCAATGGCGGCGCATCCGTGCGAGGCCATTAACAACGCGTGAGTAGCGATAGACTGATCGACGTGTGCCGCGCTGGCAATCACTGACGATCCGTGCGTGGCGTTCAAAATCGAGTGAGTGGCAACCGAGTCCGTTGCAAAATTGAGGGATAGCGTGTAGCTCGCGTCTGCCTCGGTGATCCTGCCATCAACATAGCTCTGCGACGCGATTACGGTAGAGCCGTGGGCAGCCATAAGAGCGGCATGGGTCGCTATGCTCTCGTCAACGTGAGCTTGAGATGCAACAACCGAAACGCCGTGAACGCTGGAATTGTCGATAACATGGGCATCAAACGCAGATGATGCCGCCGCCAAGTCCACACCGTCAACCGTCCCGGCTACCTCGATCGAGTAATTGAACGAGGCTATTCCGTCAGTCCGGAGGGAAAAGACCTGCCCGCCGTTGATCCAAAAATAATGGGGCGAGTTGTTCAGGCCGTAGTAGTGGATGCCAGCAGCTTCAGAACTGACGTGCAGCTCGAAGTTGTTCCCGCCGTTATAATTCTGAATGCGCAAGGTTGCCGTGGCAAGGCGCATGATTTCAAGCCCGCCACCGTTCAGGAAAGTTGGGTCGAGGATTCCCATCCCCACGTTGCCGTCAATGTCAATGCTGATACCCTCGGAGTCACCATCACCAGAAAGGTAATTGCCGTTTAGGTCGATATTTCCGGCGTTCATTTCCAGGCCGGTTAGGGTGGCGACACCGCCTGTGATGGCAACGGTATCAGCGTTTTGAGTCGACATAGACCCAAGGCCGATATTGGTGCGAACCTCAGCCGCCGTATCGGCATTGGAACCATCAACGCGTAGGAAGTTTCTCGGGCTGATCGGCACGCCGAAAAATGAGTCGGTGGTGCCACCATACCATATGGTGATGGATGCAACGCCTGAGCGGTATCCGTAGAGCTTGAGCGCCAGGCGATCCGAATGAAGCATTTGTGCGTCCATCAAAAGGGTGATCCTGGAAATTGAAAGCTGTTTATCAATGGTTCCAGAAAGGATGGTAACAGCGGACGAGGCAACGATTGTTCCGGTCGCTCCATCTGCGGCAAATCCCCACAATTCCGTGTATAAATTTGCTGTTCCGGGGCCGGTCTTGGAAAAGTAAAACTCAACCTCATACTTTCCGGCGACCAATTTGTCGAGGTTCGGCGTCCCCGCAGGAGTGACCCAAGCGTCCAGGAGGCTATTTGTGAGCGCAAGACTGAGAGATTCGGACGCCTGGATGGCCGATGAGGAGGTCGCCATGTATTCGTAAGTGACCGAATCGGTTGCGATGTCCGAGTTGGTTTCTGTAAAACTGTATCGGAGAGTAGATTGAGCCGCGAGAGCATCCGATTCTGTGCGGCTGTAGACATCCAGGTTTTCGCGGGCAACCGTGGCGCTTGCAACGTCTGATAGGTTTTTTGATTTCCGGTTTGCGCCCCAATCGAAATTTTTGTCGGCCTCGACCGAATACCCGAACAGGTCAGGCAGGCAGAACGCGATAGCCCCGAGAAACAGGAAGAAAATAATCCATCGTTTCGATGTCGTCATCGCTCTCACCTCTGAATCCAACACGCCCCGATGGTTTCGGAAGCGATGAATTTAAGCACGTCTCCGGGGTTTAGGTTGGAAACCTCGACGTTGGTATGGAACGGATACCCGTTGCCTACCGTTGGATCGGCATTGACGGCAAACCACGCCTCCTTGTCGGCCTGCGTGAGAGTGACGCTGATCGTCTGACACCCGCTTTTAAGCGGCATGGTGTATGCCGTAATGGTAAATGACCCAATGGTAGTTGATGCCGTGTCGTAGGGCCTCGGGATCGTGTAGACGCCGGAAGCGGTGCCGGGCATGTCCACGATGTTCCCGCTGTCGTCCACGATCTGAGGGGTGACATCAAGAGCACCGGCAGGGGTAAAAGTAGCTGACGCTATGGTTGCGGTTGTCGGCAATGGGTTCGTCGGGCTAACAAGTGTTCCGTCAGAATCAATCTGCAAGCGAGGCGTGGCCGGGCTGGGGACACCCTCAGCGAAAGCGCAGGAAACGCCGAGAACCAGCGCGAGAATAAATAGTTTTTTCATGGTTGCCTCCATTGTTTCATCTACCAGAGCGCGTTCCATGCGCTGCCATCGTAGCATTTCAAAGCGTTCACGTTACTATCATACCACAAAGTCCCCGTTGCAATCACGGCTGATGGTGTCGCTGATTCGGGGATGATTACGGTGTATGACGAGATCTTGACAACCCCGGTAGCCGTCGATTCAATCGACCCGGAAAACGACCCGACACCTACGTTGACAACCTCTGTCACAGTCATTGACGCGCCGTGTGGGTCAACCGTGTCGGCGATGTGGTTGTTTACCGTTGTCTCGCTGGCAAAGCCGGTATGCCCTGCGTCAGCGAAGTCAAGCCCGAGCAAATTCGAGTGAGTGGAAATTCCACTTCCGCCACCGCTGGCAACAACCGTAAAGCTGGCCCCGTCGGTAGAGTAGTAGAGTATCGGCGTTGTCGGTGTGCTGATGTCGATGTATACCGCCCCGGTTGCGTTGGGCGTTGGTATCGCGCCTGTGCCGCTGCCAATGTGCCCGCCAGAAAGAGCCCAATCAGCGATTCCGCGAAGGCTCATGTTAGCTGGTATTGAGGCAACGCTACCCGCGAAAGCCGGGCCAATGGACAATAAGAAGATCAAAACAACAATTTTATTTTTCATGCGTTCCCTCATGGGTAAAATTTTATCCGACCGACAAAAGTTTCTGATGCAGTTTCAGAAATCGGTGGGGTGAAATTTCCGGAATATAAAATAGAATCAGAAAACCGCCATTCGTCAAGGTATCGCTGCATATTAGCGCTTCCGCTGATGTTGACCATATACCCGGCGTTGACCTGTCCCGAATTGCCAAAAGCTGCATACGCACCCGATGCAATTAAATCCCCGTCGTAATAGAGATCGGCGTCCGACCCGTCATATGTTACTGCCAAGTGGTGCCATTCATCGCCCGGAAATGCCGGGAAGGTGTATGATGCTATGACGACGGCACCGTCCAAAATGCTTATGTCACCACCGGCAAGAGGGGTGTCTATCCTCACGGCAAAGCCGCCAGTGTCCCATGTCGGGTAAAATCTTTGCCCTGCAATCGCGGAATAAGTCGCGATCCGGAACCACGTATCAAACGTAAACGGTTCTGTCCCACTGGCCGTTGGCGCGTCGTCAGAAGATATGACGGCACTTGCTGCCGTCAGCAGCGACAGCGCCCCACCGCCAAACTTATAAACGTCGGTCGAAATTTCCGGATCATTGGCGATAAACGGCGGGTCAATCCATTCGCGCGCATAAGCGTCAAGCGTTGTCGAGGCGTTAAAGTGCATGAGCGACCGGAACGGAAGCGGGGCAGAAATGTTGAAATTGATTTTCCCGCCAGGCGCAAAAGCAAGATTAGGCATTGGTGGGGAAAATGCTTTTGTTGGTGGCGTGAATGCCTCGGTATACCGCGCGATGCCGTTGGAAAAGCGTATCTCATCCATCCACCCGGTAAATTCTCGGCCTGAAACTTGAGCAGCATCCCATCCCATGTCAAACGTTCCTGACGCCACGTTCGGCAATGTCAACGTATGCGATGCGATTGGAACGCCGTTGATGTATGCCGTGACGGTGCCAACCTGTCCCACCAACGCGACATGGGACCATTGCCCGGTAGAGACACCGGTAGATCCCATGAGTTGACCTGACGGTGCTTCCGCGTTGGTTGAGATCCACAGCACACCCGAGCTGTTAAAAAACGCCTGCAAAAAAGATGAGCCGTTCAGATAGGAAAAAAGCGTTGTCCGGATTGGCTTGTATGCGGTCGGATAGACCCATGCCTCGAAAGTCCAGGTGCCGCTGGCGTTGGAAAACCGTGAGTCAGAGGCAAGGTTTCTGAGGTAACTTCCGGAGCCGTCGAAATATAATGACGACACCCCGAAGCGCTGTTTTCCGGTGTCTAGAAGCGCCCCGCCGCTGGCCGTCCATGCGTTATCTGAATGCTCGTCAACGATCACGGCGGACCCGCTGGCCCCGTCGAAGTGGTGAAGAACCCTGGTATAGGAATCATCGACCGCACCGCACACTGGCAGTGCGATTAGGAAGAGGAAAATTATCCCGTATCGAATCATCCGAGCACCTTGTAAGAGAATGCCGTTGTGGCGGTCCCACCGTTGTATACCGTAAATTGCGTGGCGCTGTTGTTCACAACCCAGACTTCCCCGAGGTTCCCGCCAGGGTTTTCCGTTGGCGTGATGCTGACATGATACGCAACCCCGCCCTGGTCAGCAATCGTAATTGCTCTGCCGGTCAGGGAATTGAACGTCGAAGTCCCTGCGGCTACGCCGCCCAAAAGGTCAATGTTGTCCTGTATTTCCTCGATCAGTTCAGTATCCAAAGGCGCACCAACGCCAGCGGCGATGAAGGCATTTGTTAAAGTCCAAGTGAATGACATTCGATGCTCCTAATTGGATAAAATCCCGTCAGAAAAGTTAGCACTAAGAGAAACTGTTTCACCGCCACCAGTGAATCTAGTTATCAGTGTAATCGTAATTGGATAAAACGCCTCTTTTTGGTAGCCGAATTTTGTTTGAAAATATTCAATTATGTTTGTTTCGGCAGGCCCACCATTGTCTAGCCCGATTATTATTGAGTATGTATTCCCATTCAAATATGTTGCCGGGCCTGAAAAGTATTGGTTCACTAATATGGATACGTCACCAGCCGAAGCGGTCGGGGCTATGCTGAAAGAAAACCTTGCCTCAAATTCGTATGTTCCATGTGGTGAAAAAAGAGCTATCGGGGCATTAAGTGTCCATTCAGAATACACCGTTGAAGGTATTACAGGTCCAGCTTTCTGCCACCAACCGATGACTTGCAAGAAAGACATGGGCCGAGCTATTACAAGCGCCACATCGTTGACGGCAAAGTCCGTAACGTTGAGATCCGCCGTTACCGAAATAGGCGTCTCTGCTGATGATCCCCAAGATTCGAGCATAAGATAACCAGCATGAACACTCAAAACTTTTGCCGGAAAGTATGGGACCGATGTTTTTCTCGCCTTCCAGAGCAGATAGAATGCTGCCGCCTGCGCCGGGTTTGAATTGATAAGCTGATCAACTGCGCCTTGCGAAGGCTCGAAAATGCTGCCGTAGTTGTAGGATACGTCGGCAAAGCCCCATCCTGCTTGACTTGAATTGTTATTGTAGCACTGGATTATATCGACGAATTGCCCAATGGTTAAGCCCGCCCGCTTGATGTCGGTTCCCTGGATGCTTTCAAGGTTCCCGATACTCGGCCTGACCCGGTATTGTTTATCCCCGAGATCGGCTTCAACAATTCCGTAAAGTCGTTCTCGGCTCATGGGCGAGACCTCACCACAAGCGCGAAATTGCATTCGCCCAAAGTAGACGCGCCTGCGGGCGTGTTCACCCGCGCATGAAACGCGGCATACGCACCGGCAGCAACGGCCCCGAGATCAACGCCACCAGAAGCATACTCATCAATGCCTGCCCAAGTTGATCCGCCGTCGGTGCTGATCTCTAACCACGATTCGGTCATCAATTCAGTTCCGTTAGCGTTGCTTTCCTCGGTTTCTTCCCATGCCGGCGCTTCTCGAAGCAGGTCGGCGCGAATGGCAAAAAGCAAGTTGGCAGTTGTCCCCTGGCTGACCTCACCATTATAGAGCCGAAGTGAAAGCGCAGGGGTCGGCGTCCCGATGGTCGGGTGGAACTTCAGGATGCTAACGCGCACGTCTGAAGCGTTGGTGACGTAGGTGTTTATTTTAGGCGTGCTAGGCAAGGATCAGATCTCCCATGTAAGACCGCGCGCGGCCGACCGCATACTGATGATTGACGCGCCTAACAATAGCTGTCCCGCTGGCCACGGAATATCGGGACGATCCAACGGTGAGAAGCTGCCCCGGTTCGATCAGCGGGTTAAGCAAAACTTCAACCGATACCTTGCCGCGCAATTCCTCAGCGATGCAGGCATCTGCGATGCTTTCGGCTTCGGTGAGCTGGATATACGGCGACCCGATCAGCCCCGCCGCGTAATAGATTTTCCCCCGTTTGGCAACATCAGCAGCATCGAATGTTTCATCGGTCGTTACCGTGCTTCCAGACAACCCATAGATTCGAGCCGCGTTGAAGTTGTTGGAGCCGCCAAAGCGCTGCAAACTGATGATGTTTGCGTCGGAGTAAGTAAATGCCGGGGTGTCCTCACCGGCAGAGATGCCGCTGTAAGACAACTTGAGGAGGTTCCCGGGCGTGAGGTTTTGCAATGGTTTTCCCGGTATCAACCCGTCTATGACGGCCTGCGCGTTGTCATACGAGAGCGGGCCGACAGTCTCTACTTCGATCTCTTGATCTTCAATTCCTGCATGAAGCCCCTGATACGGTCGACTGGCCTGGGTTGTCGACATGACCTGATGTTGCATGGCCCGGAAAATCGTAGCACTGGCAATGCTGAGAGTTGCTGAATCTGTGCGGGTTTGAATCTCGCGGGCATCTTCTAGGCGAAGGTTGATTGCCCCGCCTGAAGCGCCTACGGCTTCTTGATAGCTGATGACGTGGCCCGTAAAAAGCAGGTATGAATAGGTCGTTCCACTCACGGTGATACCGCACCACAACTGTAATCTGCGATTAGACGGCTTTAACACGTCCTCATAGGTGCCGCCGCTGATATACGGACTCCATGTGGTCGGCGCTTGAACCGTTACGTCAGCGGTCCACAAAGACCCGTCGCTGTTTTTCGTGACCTGGAAATAGGACACGCTGGAAAGATTGATCCATGCGGTGTCGGCAACGTTCCTGATGCGGGCAGATGCGGAATACTTCACCGCTGCCCTGGTTGTTTGCTCGATGACGGCCTTATACCCGGCTGGGACGATGAACGCAGAGCAGGGAAGATACTGTTCCGAATACCCGGCCCGACCGCCACCGGCCAGGAGAGCGCCAGAAGCCCCGCCTATGATCATTTTTCCTCACCTGTGCAATTCAGACACGATGGTAAACCGGATCGAGCAGCGCCAATACGGAGCGCCAGAACGAACCACGGGGACCGCTGATACGATTGATACAGCGGTCTGAAACGTCCTGTTGTAGATCGTCATAACCCACTCTAATACGGTAGCATGTTCGGCGATAAGGCGCAGCGCCGTGTATTGCGCCTCGGTCAGATCCACGGTTATTGACGTGATATGGCCGGTGATTGAGTGTGCCCATGTCGTTACCGTAGCGCTGCCGTCCAGGTTTGTAGCAACAGATTCCGGCCGCTCTTTCCCGAGGTTGAACCCTTCGCCATGCGGGATAGATAGCCGGTATGAAGTAGCTGTTAAACCGGATGCAGTTGTCGGAAATATCGTTATCATTGCGTGATCAGCGCGAAGGGGACGCGCTCGCCCCTGGCTTTTTGCAGCACGAAATTAAGAAGGAACTCGCCCATAGCGCGAAACTCGGACGGCCAGTTTACGGAAGCAAGGTAGGACTTGATTTCCTCTTCCAACCCGGTCCCCTTCCCGACGTCAGCGGTAATACTGAGATCACCGCCGATTGCCTTCTTGATCTTGTCCCGCAGCTCTTCGGCTTCTTTGAGCATGGCTTCACGCTCTAAGCCAGTGAAAAACCGTCCGCCTTCAACAACTGTGCCACGGTTCAACCGCTTCTCAATATCGGTCAAGGCATTTTCCAGGGCGGAAATAGTATCCTTGGCTGATAGTGCTGATTTCTTCACGGCGTTGCTGATAGCCTCTGTCGTTGCTTCAACAGCAGGCTTTACCGCCTCAAAAGACTTAATAGCGCTGGCGATAGGCTTCTCGTAGGAAATGGTATCAATGGAGTCAGTTATTTCTTTTTGCCCTTTTGCAATATCACCAAGGTCTATTTTCCAACCCTCTAGATTTTTATTCATGTCCTCAAAAACATCAGAAGACGATAGCCCTATTTGTTCAAGACTTTTGCTTATTTTTTCAGTGGTGGAATTAAAAAATTCTGTTTGCTTTTCTAAAGATGCTTGAACCTCCCGCAAGTCTTCCGGGTTAATGCCGATAAGTTCAGCAATGCTTGGGTTATTCTCGGCTATTGATGCTATCGTTTCAATTATTTTTTGTATTCCAGATACAAAAAATCTGTCTATGCTGTTTATTATTTGAAGCAATTTAGATGCTCCGAATGTTACGGTCCTGATGATAATGCTAATTATTTCTCCGATATTGTCGCCAAAATTTGCAGCCTGAATAACGTCTATTATCTGGTTAACTACTTTTGCCGAAGCCGTAACTAGCTGGAATATTAACGACACGACATTCCGAGTAAATGACTTTGCCGAGTCTGTGCCGCCCCCGAAGAGATTATCAAAGATCGCAGAAATGCCCGGGAAGTTTTGGGCAAATGCGTTAAACGTGCTCTCAGCGACTCGAAGCACGTAATCAAAAAAGCGGGTGACGGGGGCGGTATCAAACTCTTGCACAAAATCAACAACCGTGTCAGTCAGCTTTGTGAGAATGGCCTGAAACCTTGGCGTATCGTTGATCGCAACGCCTATTTTTGTTGTGAAATTATCTGCCTGCGCGGATAATGCCGCTACCTTGTCGGCAGCGTTGAATCCTGCGTCACCATACTTTTTTGTGGCATCCTCAATTTTCCGCATGATCGAGGCGACATCATCGCCCTTTTCTACCAGAAGACCCATTTGCTTGATGGTTGCGAACCGGCCAGACTGAAGAGCCGAAAAAATCTGTTCACTCATTGCCGTGAAAGATTCGCCCGTAACCTCTGTGCGCCGTTTGACAAAGGTGAAAACCTTTTCGAGCTGCGTCTCATCAAGACCAGCGGTGATTCCACGCCCGGCAAGCATGGCCAGCTCTGGCAGCTTGAGCATATTCTGTGTTATGTCGTCAAGCGAGTCCACAACAGATTTTGAGCTAATGTTAAAGCTCTTGGCGACATTGTTTAGCTGGGCGTTTATCTCCGCGAAATTCCCGCCTTTCACGGCAAGATCCAGGCCGGAGCCAAGGGCGTCGAAGAATTTCCCGGAAACATTCGTTACGAAGGAAAAGCCCTTGCCGACAAGCTCAAGGCCCTGATTCAAGCCGGTAAGAACGCCAGAATACTTATCAACCGCGTTGATAACGATCCTGACAAGGCCTTCAGCCATTGTTCTTGCGCTCCCTTCGCCTCAGCTCCATCAAAGCTATCCGATTTATCGAATCGTTTTCCCCCCGGGAAATAACCTCCGCGATACTCACGCCATCGTCGGCAGCGATTGAAACCAGCGCCAGGAATCCCGGATCAGATTCAAGGCGCTCTATTGCTTTCCCACGGCAGCGTCATTGAGCGGGCTTCCCTTCCCAAGAACGGCGTCGAGAAGTTGGGCATACCTCAACCCGTTCCCGGTCATCATGGCTCGCACATCGTCGGGTTGAAGGTCAACCATGCAAGCCGTCAACAATGCAAACTGAAAATCCCGCTCGTCGGGGTAGTCCAGTTTCAACTTGCTGATCACCTGGAAGTTGGGTGGGCGAATGCGAACGCACCCGCCCCACCCGTTGACTTCCACGTTTTCAATCTTGGTTTCGACATGGGCCAAGATTTCATCCCGCCCGAAGACCTTTACCGCTTGTTTCTTGCTCATCCCTTACCCCCTTAAATTATCAGGTGAAGACCGGATCATCAAGCAGCGATCCGGAAACGCTGATACTGTTTAACGCGCCAGGCGCGACCGCGAACGACGGAACCAGAGTGCAGGCCCCTTGCCAGTAACCACCATTCGGATATTGCAGCCTGACCGCACCATACCCCTGCCGGTCAATGATGGCGTTCTTGGCCTTCGGATCGGTGGCCAACTGCTCAAAGGTGAAAGCCCACGAAGATACCTCAGTGATACTGATCCCGCGCGAAAACGTGGTGTCTGAAACCTCGTTGGTAGACGGGTTGAGGTTCCAGGATTTTGCCGTCCCGATTTCGGCCAGTGCGTTGTCAAGGTAGTATCCGGTGATCTTCACCGGCTGGCGAGTCGGGCCAACGTGAAGCGCCGGAAGGGCGGTAGGCAACAGAACCCCGCCGATGTTGGGAAGAACCTGCGCGTCAACGTCTGCGGTCTGCCGATCGTAGGAAAAGATTTCAGAGCTGGTAACAGGCTTCGCGCCGTTGTCCAGTTGGATCAGAGCAATCAACAGGTCAGTGGTTGCAATGAGGGGACGTTGACCGGCGGAAGTGCCGTATGTGGTCAGAAGACCGCCCTTACCAGCAGAGCCGGAAGTGTCGGTGCCTTTGGTGGCAGTGACGGCCTGAGTTCCTTTGTGGACGTGGATAGCAACCCACGCGCCTTCACCGGCAGCTGGCCGGGTAACGGCGATACTCGTATCGGCGGCAACGGTGGTGACGACATTGTCAACCAGGATCGTGCCCGCAGAGGTTTGGACCTCATCATTGCTGGCCGTGACGGTGCAGACGATCCCGTCAATGATGCCGTCGATGTCAATTCGCGGCTCGATGGCGGGGCGCATGTTGATCAGCGTTTTCCCCGAACCCCACAGATAGACGCGGTTCGCATAGCTCACGCCCTTGTAAGTGTAGGTCGTTTGCACGGTCATGGCGGTTGACGCCTCGTAGGCCCCGTCGTTGCTGTTGATCAAAACCTTTGCGTTTTTGCCGGTAGTCGGTGAGGTTGGGAAAGCCATATTATTCTCCTTTTAATCCGTTTCTTCCGGCACGTTGAAAGAAAACGAACACCGGAAATATGGAAAGTCAACTTCAAAATCAATGCTGGAAAGGTTCAAAATGTTGCCGTTGAGCGTGTTCAAGATGTTGTCCTGGATAAGCTCGGCAAGCTGTTCCATCAGGCCATACCCGGCCATTTTGGTATAAGCACCTACGTCCGTGACGGTGGCACTTTTGATGACGATGCCCATGGTGATATTCCGCTGACGTGCTTGGTTGTTGTCGTCGCGTCCGGTTGACCTCGGGATAGCCGCGCACCACGGCACCATGCTTTCTACTGGCAGTTGGTTAACGTCCAACCCGAGATAGAGTTGAAGCGTTTTCCCGGGGAAGTTTGCCGTCACGAAAGCCGCAACACTTGGCGAGTTGGAAATGCCCGTCAAGATGTTCCCGCAGATTGTTTCAATCGAATCAGACATAGACCGTATCCTCGAATTTTTCTAGGTATTTCTGCTCATAGACAGCCTGCGGGTTGATGTCGTTGATGAAGGATTGCATAATCGGCCTGCCTTCGACTTCGTGCCTAGTGCCTTTCCGCATGATCAGACCAAGCCCGGCAAGGTATCGCCGCATCTTTTCCTGATTGTCTTTTTCTCGGAAGATGGACGGGCCGCCGTCCTGAAGGAACTGGAAAACTTTGACGTTGTAGGTTGTTCCTCTGAGACCAGGATTGACGCCAAACTTGAGAGATCCTTCTTTCGTATCAACCAAGCTGGTGTAGATCCCGCGCGAACGATAGAAAGGCCGATCAACAGCGCTCAATGGGGCGGGAAAAATGGTGCCAAATCGCTCACCCTTTTTTCTTTTCTCGGCTTTTTTCCCTGTAAATCTGTTTGCCGGGTATCGTCTCGTCAACGGCGTCCAGTCAGCATCAACGCCCAACCCGAACCAGTTGGAATGTTTTTTGTATTTGTAGCCGTATTTGTTTGTCTCAATCGCCGCGCGAAACGCCAACCGCAAGACTTTCCCGGTGGAATACAGAGCCCGGCGGCGAACGCCGTCGAAAGCTGACTTAGCTTCGAGGATCTTTTTCTGTGCAAGAGCAGGGTTAGCAATGGCTTCCGACAAAACTTTTGCCATGAAATTATCTTGCGTTCTGGATTCAACCGAAACGTCAATCTTGAAGACGCTCATGCCTTCACCCCGGGCCGGTGGTCAGTGCTTACCTGCAAGGTCCACACGTAGCCATCCCCGCCGAGAACATCATCGACGCGCCAGACAATGGCGGCAGCGGTCGTGAGCGTATCATGTCTGGTTGGGTTCGCAAGGTCGGAAACTTTGATTAACGCCCGCCCTTGTGCAACCTGGCCCGGGTCGGACTCTGCAAGGTCAATTTCGGGCGTGATAATTGCCTTGATTGTGCTCGTAGACCCGCCGTAAACCGCGTAGGAAACGTCCTCGGAAAACTCGTCATTGTTAAAAAAGACGGTTCCGACATCGGTTTCCATTTGCGTTTTGAGCGTCATGTTTGCCTTTCGGGCGAGGCGGGAGCCGAAGCCCCCGCCTCTTGATGAGGGATGAGGTAGTTACTGACCGAGAAGGACGTTGATACGCGAAGTGGTCGAAGTGGCGGAAATGGCCTCAAGCGCGCGGCCAAAAATCACGCCGGCTGGGTCATCGGTAAGCGTGGCAATACCGACCTCGACACCACCAACCTCCGCATAGACATAATCGCCAATGGCGACCGTGGTGGTGCTGGTCGTGGTGACGTTGAGATCAAAGACGCCCTTTGTGGCGACGCGGTGCGCCTCTTCGGCGGTTCCGGTTCCGGTAAGGGACACGCCAACGATTCCGCCGGTAGCCTTGGCGGTGCATTTGATGCAGGGATCACCGGCGGTTACGGACGTGGTTGCCCACGAAAGCGTGACAACATCGCCTTCCTGAACGTAGTTGGTAGCAGCATACGCGATGCTGGCAAACAGCAGCGCAACAAGAAGAAAGACAACATTTCTTTTCATAATCATTTTTTCGGCTCCTTATTTGTAATGGGCAACGTGAACCGTCGTGGTGCTTACCGTGGACAGAACATACATAACCGGGGTGGTAGTGCTGACCTTGTAGGTATAGGTTGTCCCGGCGGTAAGCGGGCGCGCGCTATCAGTGGCCAAGCTGGCACCACCGAGAAGCGCTGTGGTTTTGGGGGTGATCTCGATATACTTGGTTCCGGCGGTAAGCGTCCCGATTGATACCGGCGTGACAATGCCGACATCAAGCGTAACGCTTCCGATATGGCCGGTTCCCAGGGAATCGGTATCAACATCGTTAGCGCCTGCGGTCGTCTGATCAACCTTGACGGTGTTGCCGTCGGTGCTGACCTTGACCGTGTTATTCGACCCGGAAAGCGTGACGCTGTTGGGTTTCCCCAGCGCGGCGTCAGAAAGCTGTGCCCACGTCGGGCACGCAACGATGAGAAGTAGGATAACGGCAATCAATCGTTTCATCGTCATTGCTCCTTATTCTCCGGCGTTTTTGTAAGCGCCACGGAAATCGACCACGCCGCCACCGAAATCACCATAACACCAGAAGTCGGTGCCGAGGATGTCGCTGGAAACGGGGCGCTCTTCCAGGAAGGGTTCTTGCCGTCCGTTTAGGAAGCCCATCTCAACCACCGGGGCCAACATGGGATCAGCGAACAGATACCAGGGCTTGCCGGTGATCTCGGCGTCAACGACGACCTCGGCGCTGTTCCGGTGGACATTGGTAACGCCGGAAGACATGCCATCAACCGGAAGCGAAGTGGAAGTGATGACAATCAGGGCGTTCTCTTCCTGCTCGGGGCCAACCAACAGAATGCGCGGCTGAATGTTGAGTTTCCCGCCCTTGATGTCAACCTGTTTTCTCATTGCGGCCCGCGCTGCGGACATGGTGGTTGAACTCGGGGCGGCGCTGGAAGTAGCAAGGTTGGCATGGCCTCCGGTGGTGGTAACGGCTGTAGAATTGAACAGCGCGCCACCGTCGGTCAAGTTCCCGTTGGCCGCAATCAGCGCATACGGGAAATAGTTCACGGTGCGGGCGTAGGCCAGACCAAACGCGGCGAAGATCGAATTGAAGACGCCCATATCATCGTTGATCATGACTTCCCGGGTGATCCCGAGGATATTCCCATAGGTGTATGCCCGGTATTGTTCCCTGGTTTCGCTCATGCTGCGGCGTTTCAGTTCGCCGGAGTCAAGCACCTGGTCGAGTTGGGCAATGTCGGAAATTCTGATCCTGTCATTGGTCTTGAGATCGTTCAAGCTGGTGATCTTGCACCACCGTTGATAGGTCATCGGCTGCGCCTGATAACCGATCAACATGGCCTTGTTGGCGGAAGTGCTCAGGATGTAGGGAAAGTCGGTGGTGTTGTGGTTCGGGATGGCACGAGTCCCGCGACCCATGGCTGTCTTGAGGATTTCTTCTTTCCCCATGCGGCTGTGCGCAATACCGGCAACGACGAGGCATTCCCGCGCGACGGCTTCAAAGGACAGCCGCGCGACTTCCACGGCACCGGGGGCGGGGTCTTTGACCCGAACGCCAGCGCGTAACAGCATCCCGTCACACATGGCCGCGCGAAATTTATCGGCGGCGTCGGCAACGCGGGTGATCTGCACACCAATCGGGGGCATTTCTTTTTCCCGGTGGGCAAGGATCATGTCTTTGACGTCCGAGATGGAAGCCCGTTTCCGAATCTGTTCGTCGGCGATATCCGCCATTCCGTGCTTTTCGCACAGGGACCGAACCTCAGTCATGTATTGCAGGGCCTTCTCCTCGGCTTCCTTTCGGATGACTTCGGTGTTGGGTTGTGGGATGGTCGGTTCCTTCACCGTCTCGGGGATAAGCCCGGCTTCCCTGCGACAGGCGGTCTGCTCTTCCGACGTGAGTTTCGACAAGAAAGCGGCGGCTTCCTCGTCGGTCGATCCCTGCGCCAATCCGCGAGAGATCAGGATGAGTTTGAGTTTGGGATTCATTCTGAAAGCTCCTTTTTTCTCGGCGGGTTGCGCCGGAATGGGTTCTTGTTCTTGTTTCGGTTCCTGGTCTTTCCGCATTTTCGCGGCAGGGTCAGCACCAATAGGACAAACGCTGTCTTCAAGCAGTTGCCACTCGGTTGCAATCCTGAGCGGGCGGGCGGTTGCGGTGAACTGTTTCCCGCCAACGGTGGCAGAAGCGCCAACATCCACGTATACCGGGTTTTGATACCGATACCGGATTGATCCGTCTTTGAGATGTCCACCTTTGATCAGGGCAATAGCCCGATCGGCTTCGGGGGTGGCCGCAAAATTTCTCAGTCCGATCATTTTATCGGCATCAATCCTGATGTTGCGGGTTGATCCAAGCTGTTTGATAATGGTTGAATCGTCGTGAGCGTCTAGAAGCGGCACCTGTTCCGGGAACCGCGCGCCGCTCATTAACAGCACCTCGTCAACCATTTCCCCGAGTCGAAAATCTACGGTCATAATCGGCGCTTCCGTCGCCATGACAGCCTCAATCGTCCGATTCTTTTCGTCAAAAGTGGTGAAAGAAAGGGGAACGGCGCGACTTCCAGCAATCTCGTTATTTTTTGCGTGTGTCTGGGCCGCGCTGCGTTTCCCCGAAAAGCTGCCTTTGTTAGACTTCTTCATTGGTCTTGTCCTCGTTGTTTACAACTGTTTGAGCTGGTTTTTCTTGTCCGGTGGTGTCGGCAGGTTTGGATAATGTAATTGGCCTACGAACCCCAGCGGATGCAGCCCAATCGGCCTTAACCGATTCCGGGGCAGTAGGCAAGCCCAGCAATTCCCGGAACTTGTTTTCATCTTCGAGGCAAGGCGTGAGAACGCCAGCTCGAACGCCGACAGCGTATGCGTCCATAATGAATTTCAGCTTTTCAGCTGACGACATCATCTCAGCCATTTTTTAATCCCTTCGTTTTCGTCGAGAGGAACAGCGTCACCAATGCCGAGTTCAAGAAGCGTCTCCTCATCGTCGGCAATGGCATTGAAAACGTCGTCACGGTCTTGCCCGCGATCCTCGATAATCTCAGTCAGAGAGATCATTTTTTCATTGAGCTGTTCCTTTAACGCGGCCACATCCTGAGACGGGTTGATATATTCCTGACGCGGGCGCGAGAACTTCACACGCTGATGATTCCAGGTATCGAGATAATACCCCGGAAGGTCGATCTTCATGGTAAGCACTGCCCAATCAAGCCATGACCGGAACAACGGGACGTTAAACTTGCGGTCATTACAAGCGCCTTCCATGCGGAAAAGAGCACGTTCTAACAGCATGGCTTGACGCTCACTTGAAAAATTTCCCTGTGAGTAATCGCCGCTGATGGCGCTGTAAGACTGCCCAATACCGCTTGCCACGCTTCGCATATTCATACGCATAAACGGTTCGTAGATCGGTCCTGGCTGTGGCGGGGTGAATCCGAACGGCTCTTCCTCGGGGTTCAGGTAATGGATTCCGGCGGGGTCCACATATTTGAAGCGCTTGTTGGGATCAGGGCTTGAGGTATCAGCGCCGGTATCGCTGGCGTTCATAAATTCGTCAGGATTTGGGGTCTTGATGAAGATGCCGTAAGCCGTTGCCAGCCGTGAAAGCAGCATGGTTGCATCGGAAAGTTCACCCATGTTGAAAATATTCTGGACGACGGAAGCAAAAATTGAAACGCCGCGACACGTTGAAGCCCGCTCACGCTGGAAAACATGAAAGACTCGGGAAGCCGGAATCACATTTATCTTCGAGGAAAAACGGCCACCGTCAGACGGGTGGACCTCATAGAAATGGTAGCTCACCGGCGCGCCAAACCTGTTAAGCTCGATTCCCTTGACGGCATAGTTCCCGTTTTGCAATGGCCCGTCTATCTCTACCGCGAGTTGATCCGCCTCGATCACCTGAATTTTCATCAGGTTCCGCGTCTGAGACTGAATTACAAAAGCCTCGCCGTCAAGCGTTTTATGCCGCTGCACAAGCACCTGAGCTTCGGCCAGGGAATCCCCGTTAACACAGCAATTTTCGGCCCACTCAAGAAAAGCCTGTTCAATGATGTCGGCCTTAACTTTATCCAGGCCCTTGCCGTCAGGCATTCTGATTTTTGATTGTGGAAAATTCCCCTCGCCGACAACGTTAGCAACAAGCCGGCGAATGGCACCGGCGACAACAGCGTGGTTGCGCTCAAGATCCTTTACCCGGTTTCGGATTCTTTGGCCGGCAACACGCAATTCCGAATCGCCCGAAAGACTTCCCGGGTTCCATCGTTGATTCGGCCCGCCTGTTTTCGCAGCGTCGTATGACCGCAGGCTGTCAAGGATCAGATGGGCGCGCCTGTATTCAAGAGCCGTTCGGGGGGATAAAATAGCAATGGCGCGCTCGATTGCGCCACGCGTAAAATTGTAAATACCCATCAGCCGCGAGACACGATAAAGACCGGGTTGACGCTGTTGCCACCGGAAGCCCGGCGGGACAGTCGCGCCTCAGTCTTTTCGATTTCAGACGACAACCATTTCTCATCAACGCGGGTAAGAGTGCGGCCGCCAATCGAATAACTTTTCCCAGAAAGAATAGCCGTTCTCGCCGCGATCAACGCGGTATGATACGTTTCCAGGTCGGTTGTTGACGTAACGTAGGCCATGCACTCTTTCCCCTATCCTGTTTTAAGAGTGCGCTTTTTTGAGCAACAACGGCTATTTTTTAGGGGGTTTCCTCTTCTTGCGGTTAGGATCAGGCGGGCAAATTGCCTTGAAATTATGCCCGCAGACGGGGCATTTGCAGTATTTTACCTCGCCGTCAGTGGTGTGTGCGACTATCCCAGACGCTTCTGGCACGTCTCGACACCAAAACATGGGGCATTTAGCCCCTTCTCCACGCTCATAAACAACCCTTTTCTCGATACAAATAACATACAACGCCCTGATTTTTGCCCATCGCCCCATCATTCCTTTACCGCCAGATCCTTTCTTTTGGCCTTTTTTGCCGCCAAAGAAACCATTCAGCAGCATCCTTGGATGCAAAGACGTTGAAGAAATCGTTCAAAACCATGGTGTGTGTGAAGCTAATCTTTTGGCCGTAATTCATTTCGGCAGATGTTCGCCACAGCACGCATGACGGCCGACAACGGCAAACTGGAAAAAAAAATTAAGTTTTCCGTTCGGTTCAACGTCAGAAAAAACATGGACCGGTGGAAACCTTCGGCAGAATCCGCGAGCTTCCTCTCTTTCGTCGAAAAAATAGGAACAGCTGCCACACTCGGGATCGCTACGAACAGAGCATTTTAGGCGTTTAAGAAGTGATCTAATAGACATTTAAAATCTCCTTATGTATGGATTACCACGCGCTGGCGTGGCATTTGCCGGTGTTTCCTTTCTTTCCGTTGCCCTGGCAGATATGCTTTGCGTAGCTTCCCCAGGATCTTTTTCATTTTCGCTCTCGGATTTATCGGCGCGGATCATCACGCGAGACTTCGACCAATACCTTATTCCAAGCATATCAGCGGCGCACAAAGCCAATACCTCACAATCCCAAAGATCATTACGCTTGCCTGATGGGCATTTCCACACGCCGCGCTCATCTCGGTATTCCGCCGCCATATGCCCGAAATAATCGTTGATCGGGTCAGAGTGCAAATGGAAAGAACCGCGTGCGCCTTGCTCTAATTGCAGCTTTGTCAGCACCGTATCCTTGTAATGGTTGGTCGAAACAATGATCAGCTTCAAGCCCCGGGGCATGTCTTTCCCGTTCGCATATTTGTCGATCTTGCTGATCGTCCAATTCTTTGCGGTTCGCTGCATGCCCTTTGATGGGCGGAAACGCGGATTCCTTCGGCAAAAGTCGTATACTTCATCGGTCCTGTGCCCGCCTGAGTCGATCAGAGCGAGGTTCACTCCGTATTTTTGGCCCTTCGTGTCTCGGTAATCCCCTTCCGCAATCAACCGGCGAACGGTATCAAGGTCGTCGGCATACCCTTCGGTGATAAGCCACGATTCAAGGTCTTTTCCCCATGCCCGGACGACATACCAAAACCCGAGATCCTGCGTATCAACCCCTGCCGTGATTCCGAGAACGCCATCAAGCGGTATTTCAAAGCGCTTCCGGTTATCGCATAACGCCCGGATTGTAGCATCATCACGCTTCTGTCGCTCGGTTGGGTCCCAAGGTTCCGCGAGGCTTGAATTGATGAAGTTATGCAACGGGCCAAGAAAGCCCACCTTTGCGTGCTCGTTGGCCTGGATAAATTTCAGCGCCAGATCGCCCCATTTTGTCGTAGTGTAAAGCTCCGAAAGGTGATAACTTCTCTTTTCCATTCTGGCGCTTGGGTTCTGCGGCTCCCACTTGCCGGCCAGAAGCATTTCATTTTTCTTGTTCTCGCGGATCGCCTTCGAGCAGTGCGGGCATTCGATGACAACCTCTTTCCTGATTTGGTCTTGAGTCGCGCCGGAAGGCCACTTGATGAACTTCCATTCCATCCGGAAAGATGCCCCGCATTCGACGCAAGGGACCATGAAAAACCGCTGATCCCCGGCAAGGTAATGCTGCCAGATAATGCCACCAATGAGGCTTGGCGTGGATGTGAGCACGCCCTTACTATTTCGGAAAAACTTCATGCGCTCAAAGGCCAATGATACTAGATCGGCTTCCCGTTTCTCTTCGTTGTATTCCTCGAATTTGTCAGTCTCATCAAGGAAAACGTTCTTACACGACTCGGCTGCAAGCTGGTTTGGGTTCGCGCCACGGATAAAAATGGTCATGTTGTCCAGGGAAAGCTCGGTCTTTTTCAGGTCGTATCTATCGCCTGTGATGTGTTTCGATAGCGCCTTATTCCCGGTAATCAGCGGAATCAATTTCCCCTCGGAAAATGTGCGGGCAACGCCCAAAGACGGGCGGACGAAAAGACTATTCCCCGGGTCATTGTCGATCGAATAAAGCAGCATCACCGCTGCCGTCGTGGTCTTGGTCGATTGCGCCGACCAACAAAGAGTGATCTCTCTCACCGCAGGATCGGCGAACGCTTCCAGCGGCTCCCGAACATAACACCATTGATCGGTTCGATACATCCCGGAAAGCGGGGATACCCGGGGCGGGATTTCAAGATACTCTTCAGCCCACCGCCAGGGATTAAGCTGCTTTGGTGGTCTTGCGCTTTCTGCTACTAGCGCCGATAGAGAAGGTATCGCCGATTTCTTCCAAGATTCTTCTAACTTCCCGATCAAGTCTTTGCTGGATTTCATGCCATGGCACTCCCTCCAAACTCCCAGCAATCGCCGCCGGCAACCCGAGGAATTTTGATTTCATCTTTTGGACCTGCGACGCAACCCACTTTTTCACTTCCCTGACCGGGACGGTTTCTTTTGTGAGATTCAACACCTTGATTTCTTCCGCGTCAGCCTTCGCCGACCAGTAGCGCTCTTTCCCTTCGAGCGTTTTCCGGGTCTGGTTCTGGTTGATGTTCGTTTGCCACCACCGGAAAAAAGCCTCGAAATCATACTTCCCATAGGTGAGCCTCGGCGCACCACGTTTCACCCAATCGCTTATTGCCATCTTCGAGCAGACGAAAAGCCTGCAAAGCTGGGTATTCGTTACAATGATTTTCCCGTGCCGCTCGTTTTTCTCCGGTGATTCGTCGGGAGAAAATTCATCGGCAAGTGTCTCGAAAGTTTCCATCTGCGCCGACGATAAAACTTTTCCCTCCGCAAGTTTCTTTGCGAGGTTTTGATACTGTTTTTTTCGCGCCTGGTCGTTTATCTTTGCCATTTTTCACTCGTCGTATAAATGTGTGGTAATTTTACCACAGTAAGCCAATGAAAAAAACTTGTGCGTTCAAAAAGAATGGGGTGCTTGCGATCA